CGGAGAACCGGATCGGGAGTCCGGACTACGCGATGGGGAGCGTGATGAGCGGAGGTAGCGACCGGCGCACGGCTACTGAGATTCAGAGCATCAACGCGCAGGCCATGCAGAGCGGTGATCTGCGGGCAAGGTTGTTCCGAATGGCTCTTGGAAAGCTGTACCGGCAGGCTTGGAGCCTGTATGTCCAGTACGATAGCAAGAGCCTGCGGTACCGGTTTGCTGAGGATTCGCTGGAAGCAGACCCTGTCGCGCTTCACGACCAGTACGAGCTGGAGCCGAAGGGTGGAATGGACATGGTGAGCCGGCAGATGATGGTGCAGCAGGCCATCAACCGTAAGCAGTTGTTTATGAACAGTCCCTGGGTGGATCAGGTGGAGCTGGACAAGAGCATCATGGAGCTGGATGACCCAAGCCTGATCAAGCGATTGCTGCGGGATCCGGGCCAGAAGGCGCAGGATGAGTTGGAGGACGAGACGAAGACGATCCCGACGCTCCTTGTTGGTATCCCTGTGCCGGCCAAACCGGGTCAGAACTACGCGGGCCGCATCGGGGTGCTGATGCAGTACCTCAATGGGGCGATCCAGCAGGGTCAGCAGTTCAGTCCGGCGGCGCAGAATGCGTTTATGATGCGTCTGGACAGCTTGTTGCAGTTTTACGAGCAGGTGGCGACGAACGAGGCGCGGAAACTGCGGAAGGAGATCCAGAAATTCTTGGAGGGAAGCGGTTTATTGGCGGCTCAGCAGCAGCAATTGCCGGTTCCGCCGCCTGAGATGGCCCAAGCCCCTGTTTAAGAACACAAATGACCTGCAAAGATTGCCGATATCGGGCCTCTGACAGCACTTGTCGGAGGTTTCCGCCCACCAGTAGACCCACTTGTTGGCCTACTGTGCTGGAATTTGATTGGTGCGGTGAATTTCAAGCCATGATCGCCATTGTCGCTCCCCCGCCGCCCATTCCGCCGACGCCGCAACAGCCTATTCCTCAGAATGCCCCCCTACTTGAGGAATTGGTGGAGGGTGTTGCGCCAAAAATCAGGTTCCAGAAGGTTCGCAAGCCCGAGAACATGAAGGACATCCAAGAATCACCCCTATTCCAGTCCTGATATGGCCGAGTACCAGGGAAAGAAGGTCACGCTCAACAAGCCTTTCTACACTCCGGGCGAGGCGAAGAAGCGGGCGGTTTATGTTCGCAACCCCAAGGGGACTGTGATCAAGGTTCGCTTCGGCGATCCGAAGATGGAGATCAAGAAGGACGATCCGGAGCGGCGGAAGAACTTCCGCGCACGGCATAACTGCGATACGGCGACGGACAAGACGACGCCGAGGCATTGGAGTTGCCGAGCGTGGGGGCTTGCAATACTTGGTACATCGTCTATGATGTCCGTGTGCAACCTATTGAACCAAACAATCAGCGGATAAAAGTCGGTCGTTGGAACTTCTTCGACCTCAAGTGCATCACATGCGAAACTCGAATGCTTGTTCGAGTTGACGTAGTCAGAGTTCTGGATAAACAACAAAGGCCGTGGAAATGCAACTCATGCACATCCTCTGAACACCTGACGAAACTATCAACAAGGCACGGGAAATACGGGTCCGGTTCGTATCGTTCATGGATCAAAATGAAGGACAGGTGCTTGAATCCAAAACATGTCCAATCAAAGCACTACCTTCAGAGAGGTATTGCAATTTGCGAAAAATGGATGTCTTTCGAGGGTTTTTACGAGGACATGGGAAATCGTCCGAATGGATGGAGCCTAGATCGAATCAACAACCACAAGGGGTATTTCAAAGAAAACTGCCGATGGATTCCGTTGCGAGATCAGCCTAAAAACCGTAGAGACACCAAGAAGCCTTACACGCCTCCACCACTTCCACATGAAGAAGAAATCGAAGTTCAGCAAACTGGCAACGCAACTCAAGAAGGAGGGCGCGGATGATCCGCGGGCTCTCGCGGCATACATCGGGCGCAAGAAGCTCGGGGCCGCGGAGTTCATGCGGCGTCAGGCGGCGGGTCGGAAGAAGGCGGCCAAATGATCAGCACCTTCGCCAAGCTCCGAGCCGCGTGGGCTTTTACGCGGCACCAGCGATGGGTGGATCCACTCCCGTGGACACGCGAGGACGCCACCGCGCTCAATAGCTTTTTCAAGAGCGATACCGGGAAGAAGTTCAAGGACGCTCTCCTGAACACGGTTCTGATGCAGAACGCTTCTGCTATAACAGACCGAAACCATTTGCAATATTCCTCAGGCTTTGCAATGGGTCAGGCCAGTCTTGTGAAGGTCATCGAGATGATGGCCGACCGAGAATCAATTACGGGGCAGGAAGATGATCCGGATTCTGCCACGAACACATAGGATCAAAGTTGCGGTTGCTGCGTCTGTGCGGGCCAGCAAACGAGTATAAGCACAATATGTCAGATGAAAACATGAGCGCGGATGCGATGCTCGCATTAGCCAGAGATCACGATGCCGGTGTCGATATCGACAGCCAGCCAGCGGAGCAGACTCAAAATAATAACGAGTCGGCTTCGGTTGAGCAGGAATCCTCAAATGAGGTGACCGCCAGCAAAGAGACCGATGGTGGCGAGCAGGAGGTCAGCGCGAAATCAGAGTCGGAATCCAAGGCCAAGCAGAAGGAGGAGAAGCCGAAGGATCAGAAGAGCAACAGTAAGTTCGCCCAAGAGCAACAGCGTAAGGCTAAGACTTGGGAGCAGATCAACGCCGAGAAGGAGGCTATCAAGGCCGAGCGCGAGGCGGTGAAGCGTGAGCGGGAGGAGTGGAGCAGGCAGCGGGAGCAATCCACGGCTGCCGAATCTAACTCGTTTCGGGACGACAAGGGATACACCGCGGAGGACTACGAGGCTGCGGCCAAGGAGTTCGATGCGGATGGTGATACCCAGTTGGCCAAGGCAGCGCGAGCCAAGGCTGATGGAGTCCGGAAAGCGGCGGGTGCCAAGCAGCAGCAGATTCAGCAGGAGCGTTTTAACAAGTCATGGGCTGAGAACTATGGCCGACTCTCTGAGAAGGAGACTTGGTTGAAGGATCAGTCCAGTCCTGAGTACAAGCGCACGGTTGAGTTGTTGCAGCGGGTTCCGTTCCTCACTGCGATGCCCGATGGACTTGTCCATGCGGTTGAACTGATGAAGCTCCAAGATACTGCGGGTCGATCTCAGTCGCTTGAAGCCGAGAACAAGGCTCTGAAGGAACAGCTCAATAAGCTCCAGCAGAAGACCGCTATTGGGAAAAGCGTTCCGGCAGGACAACTCAAGACCGAGGAGAAAGATTTCTCGCGGTTATCCCTGAAGGAGCAGAGGGATGCGCTCATGCGAGCCGCACGAGAGTTCGACCGGGAAGCAGCCTAGTAGCACAACCTCAACTAAAATATGCCTATCACTACTTCCGGTTCAACCGGCATTCAACTCCAGTTCCAGAACTACTTCAGCAAGGAGCTGCTCTCGATCGTCCAGCAGGAGACGATTCTTGATCAGTTCGGCATGAAGGCCCCGATCCCCAAGAACAATGGTAACAAGGCGATCTCGATGTTCCGTTTCGGAGCCCCGAGCATCGGCAGTGTTCAAAACCTGACTGTTGCGGGTGAAGGTGCGCCTATCAGCACGGCCAACTACCGCGCCCTGTCTCTGAACCGTCTTGAAAAGACGCTTTCGCAGTACGGTCAGGTGATCGGTTTGACCGACATCCTCCGCGCTACGGACCTGTTCAACTCCCTCCAGCAGGCCACCAAGACCAGCGGTCTGGACATGGCCCTCTGGGTTGACTCGGTGATTCGTAACACCCTGATCGGTTCCAACCTTTTGGCCAGCGGATCCTCGATCGGTACTGGTATCGAATCCTCGATTTCCAACGATGACGCGGTGAACGTCAATGCGAACGCGAACCCTACGGGTATCAAGGTGTACGGTAACCCCGCCACGCTCACTAATCAGAGCTTCTCTGATCTGAACAGCGCGACTGCTGCCGCAAATGCCACGATGACGGCGTCCGCCGTCCTCGATTCCATGACCCGGCTGAAGCGCAACCGCGCCCCGCTGATCAACGGCGGCTACGTCCTGGCGACCGACCCACGCGTGTCTCGCGACCTGATGCGCGACAGCGACTGGTTGAACGCCTCTAACTACGGCAACAAGGGTACCCCGTTCTACAAGGGCGAGGTCGGCTCCATCTACGGTTGCCGCGTGGTCAATCAGACCAACTCGTTTGTCAGCACCGGCTCCGGTACCGCTGCCGATGAGTTCGTCTATCAGGCTACCCCTGCGGGTGGCGGTCTCGGCACTGGCAAGGACATCATCGCTTCGTTCTTCTTGGGTAACGAGGCGTTCGGTATCCCTGCCCTGACCGGTGATGATCCGTTGTCTCCGAAGATCGTGATCACTGATACCCCCGACAAGAGCGATCCGTTGAACCAGCTCGTCACCGTTGGTGTGAAGCTGTACTTCGCCGCTCTGCGTTTGGCCGCTGGTAACACCGCGGTTACGAACACCAACAACCCGGTGTGGTACTTGGTGCATCGTACTAAGACCTCGACCACGCTGTAATATGCGACCCAAGACGGCCACCATCATGGTGATTGCCGTCAGCCCCAAGGGGTATCATCGAGCAATCGGTGGTACCCCTTCTCATTCCGCTTGCGGATGTGAAGAGGCTGACAACAATGCGCCCATGATTTCTATTCCGGTCGAGGCTCTTTCCACCGACATGGAGGATGGCCAACAAGCCATGCCCGAAGTTGGTGATGA